GGTTCAAGGCGGTGTACACAGGACACTTTCACTCCCGCCATTCTCGCGACAACATTCATTATTTGGGATGCCCTTATCAGATCACGATGAGTGACTACGGAGAGAAAAAGGGATTCCATATATTTGATACCGAGACACAGGACTTGGAGTTTGTCAAGAATCCACACACAATCTTTACTCAGATTCGTTACGATGACTCGCAGAGTAGTGATACGGTTCCTCTATCGGTTGATGAGGATAGAACACGAAGCAAGTATGTTCGTATCATTGTAGAGAAGAAGACAAAGCCGTATCTGTTTGAGAAGTTTGTGGATTCGGTGTACAGTAGCAGCCCACACGGTGTTACTATTATTGAAGACTTCCAACAGGAAACCGCAACTGATACGGCTACTGATGAGTTGGGAGAGGATACTATTTCAATCATTAATCGAGAAATTGATTCGCTGAAGCAGGACATTGGAGACTGCAAGGCTATCAAGGAACTTATTCGTGAACTGTACGGGGAGTGCATGGCAAACGAGATTGGAAAACCATGATCACATTCAACAAGATTAAGTGGAAAAATCTACTAAGCACGGGAAATGTGTTTACCGAAGTGGCTCTAGATAAATCCGCAACCACTCTTGTGTGCGGCGAAAACGGAGCAGGTAAAACTACCATGCTTGACGCTATAACCTTTGTTCTATACGGCAAGCCGTTTCGTAACATCAATATTCCACAAATTGTTAACTCTATCAACGGTAAGGACTGTGTGGTAGAGATTGAATTCACAGTTAACGGCAGCACATACAAGGTGACTCGTGGTCTAGCACCAAAGGTGTTTGTTATTGAAAAAGACGGCAAGGCAATAGACCAAACTGCTAATGTGAAAGACTATCAAGCAATTCTTGAGGGTCATATTCTAAAGATGAACTACAAGACATTCTGTCAAGTAGTCATATTGGGTTCCACCAACTATGTTCCGTTCATGCGCCTTGCTGCTGCGGATCGGCGTGGTGTGGTAGAGAACCTGTTGGATATTGATGTGTTCTCCAAGATGAATGATCTCCTGAAGACTCGTCTATCCGAAACCAAAGAAGCACTCCGAGAAGTGGATACGGAAATCAATACTCTCAAACTTCGAATAGAGCATAAGGCAGACTTGATCAAAAAAATCGAGGACAAGTCTGACTCACAGTTGGACTCTTATGCTGCATCCTCTGCCGAAGAGCAGAAGACTCTTGACGAACTACTTCAGAAGAAGGCAGTTCTACAGGAAGAACTACTTGCTATTGGTGCGTCTCCTGATGCTGTTAATAAGGGTCGGGAAGCAGTGAATCAACTTGCTGCACTTCGCAAACAAATGATTAGTGGAATAAAAAAGGCAAACGAAGAACGCGAGTTCTATCAGCAGAATGAAGACTGCCCTGTATGCAAGCACGATCTTCCACAAACATTTCGTGATGACATGATTGTAAAGAAGCAGAGCCGTCATACAGAATTAGAAACAGCACTCGCCCAACTAGAAGTAATGATTGCAAAAGAAAAAAGCAATCTTGAGCAATTGCTATCGGGTGTTGAATCTGCGGACAAGAAGAAAACAGAAATCACTAAATCTGATTCTGCTATTGCGTCTTCCAAGAAGTACCTGAAGCAGTTGCAGGATCTTGCGGACAAAGTGCAGCGGGAGAAGGCTTCTATCAAAACCGAACAGGACGATATGACCGTGCTTCGCGGACAAGAAGACGGAGCAGAGGCAAACAAGAAGTCACTAGTGGAAGATCTGCACACAATGGAGATTGCCACGGTGCTGCTGAAGGACAGCGGTATCAAGCGAAAGATTATTCGGAAATATATTCCTGCACTAAATAAAATCATTAACAAGTATTTGATTTCAATGGACTTCTTTGCTCAATTCACTCTCAACGAAGACTTTAATGAAATAATCAAGAGCCGCCACCGCGATGAGTTCTCGTATGACAACTTTAGCGAAGGTGAAAAATTGAGAATCGACCTTTCTCTCTTGCTTGCGTGGCGAGATATTGCTAGAATGAAGAACTGTGCCAACACGAACCTACTTATTCTTGACGAAGTATTTGACTCTTCGCTTGATGCCGTTGGTACGGAAGAGGTGATCAAGATTCTTCAAAGCATGGGAAGCAGCAATAATATATTTGTCATCTCCCACAAGTCCGATCAGTTACTAGATAAGTTTCAGAACATATTGACCTATAAGAAGGTTAACAACTTCAGCAAACTATGCCTCCCATGACACAAAAAATATCAAAAGAACGCGCTCGTACTATTCTCTCTGGTGGTTCTGAGCCGCAAGTCAACGCCACTGTGGCAAAAGAAGATATTGATATTGCCATTGAGAAATCCCTGTATTGGTACAGGCAAAACTTCAAGCCAACAGAGTCCAAGGGGTGGATAGTTAAATATCTACGAGATCACGGACGCGCAGAGGATGCAGCGGTGGTTGGTCGAGCAGAAAAGTCTCGTCTGCGTTTGGTGGCTCCGTACTGCCGTATGGTGACCCGTGGGTTTCCGTTTGCGGATGTACACAAGGCTCTTATTGAGAAGACTCTAGGGGAACTGCTTGACCATGCACGGGGTGTGGCAGACGCTATCCCCATTGAGCGAGTAAGTGTACAGGATCGTGTGGTTGCAAAGGCAGATGTTCTGCTGTCTGATTTGGAGCCTGTGATTGATGAAACCACCGAGTCTGTTCTCAAGGGAAAGCGAAAAGATAATGCCCTGCTTGAGTGGATTTCTCGCACCGAACTAACCCGCCCACTTGCTGTTATTGTGCGTGATCGCTTGGCGAAAACCCTAGAGGAAATGCTTTTAGCACAAGCAGGAACCGATCCCGATCTTGTTGAGGGGTACTCTCATTTTAAAAAGACAGCATTAAAGAACATGGTGGACACGCTGACATCTGCTGTTCAAAATTTAAATGATCGTATTGGTATTCTTAAATCTAGTAAGAAGCCGCGAAAGCAGAAGCGCAAGTCTCCAGAGTCTCAAATAAAGAGACTCAATTTCTTGCAAAGAAGTGATGCCTTTGCTATTGACTCCATCAATCCAGTGGATATCATTGGGGCACAGAGACTGATCATGTACAACACAAAGAACAAGAAAGCCACTCTGCTTATTGCAGTTGAACCAAAAAGCGGACTTGCCGTAAAGGGATCAACCATTATTGGATTTGATTCAGCAAAGTCTTTTGAGAAGACTGTTCGGAATCCTGATGAGTTCCTGAAGAATCAGAATGACTGCCGAAAGACAGTTGTGTCTGCTATTCGTTACCTTACGGGATTGAAGACTAAGAGTAGCGAACCCACGGGTCGCGTAAACAGTAATTGCCTCATTCTACAGGTACAGTAATGATTCTCGTTGACAACACGCAGGTATTGATGTCGTCTATCTTTGCACAACACAGAGATGTTGCAGCCATTGATGAAGACCTAGTTCGACACATGGTACTGAACACATATCGCATATATCGCAAGAAGTTTTTCCGCGAATACGGCGAACTAGTGATCTGTGAAGACTCAGGCTCTTCTTGGCGGCGGCAGTTCTTTTCTCACTACAAGGGAAAGCGCAGACAAGACCGTAAAGAGAACGAGGCTCAATGGACTCGGTTCTATGAGATAATGAATAAGATTAGGGATGAGGTTGCTCTGCATATGCCTTATCGAAATCTAGCAGTTCAAGGCTGTGAAGCCGATGATCTTATTGCCTATCTTGTGAAACGATTTGCCCCCACAGAGAAGATGCTTGTGTTGAGTGGAGACAAGGACTTCTCTCAACTGCTTATTCATCCAAGTGTGCGGCAGTACGCTCCCCTTCAGAAGAAGTTTGTTGAAGTAGACAACCCCAAGCAGTTTTTGCTTGAGCATATTGTCCGAGGAGACTCGTCTGATGGAGTTCCAAATATTCTATCGGATGATGACTGCTTCATGGTGGAAGACAAGCGACAGAAGCCCATCACAAAGAAGCGTATGGATGAATTGCTAAACTATTACGCGGAGCATGGAGTGGTACAAGAAAAGCACCAAGCGAATTGGAATAGAAACAAGACACTCATTGATCTGCTTCATATCCCATCCGAGTACGAAGAAAAAATTGAAGTGAATTGGAATACACCTTTTACACCCTCTCGTAGCAAGATTCTTGGCTACATGATAGAGAAGGGTTTGCGTAACCTTATTTCTGATATTGAGGACTTTTGATATGTTTGAGCGCAACAACCGTGACTACGACAGTAGCGACCCGAACGCAAAGAAGGCTCGTAAGAGTGTGGAGCGAAAGCATAAGAGCAGCCGCCGCCACGATCAGAAAGAAATTTTGAAAAGATTTGTGGAAGACTCTAATGCAGGAAAGCGAGAAGATTATGACAACGAAGACCAAGACTAATGTGGTGAAGATTTCCAAGCGAACACTTGATATACTCAAGAACTTTGCTAGTATTAATTCAGGAATTCTAGTGAACGAGGGTAACAAGTTGAATACCCTGTCGTCCACTAAGAATATCCTTGCCGAAGCAAAGGTGGATGAAACCTTTGCCAAGTCGTTTGCTATTTGGGATTTGAACAAGTTCTTGGGAACCGTGAGTCTGTTCAAGGATCCTGAGTTCGTGTTTGAGGACAACTATATCACCGTGAAGTGCGGAAACTCAAGTGTTCGCTACTACTATTGTGATCCTCGTCTAGTGACTTCCACAAGCAAGAAGATCAGTATGCCGTCCCCTGTGGTGCAGTTTGATCTGAAGTCGAAGGACTTTGCTGAGATCATCAAGGCGGCTTCGGTGCTTCAGGTAACCCATCTGTGTGTGCGATCATCGGCAGACGGCAAGCACATCGAACTTGCAGCCACAGACAAGGCAGATAAGACCTCTAACTTCTATTCGGTGATTGTGGGGGAGAATGCTTCGGGTGCCACATTCGACTTTATCTTTGATGTGGATAATCTAAAGATTCTTCCAGGTGATTACGCTGTTGCGATTTCGGAGAAGGTGGTCAGTTCCTTCACGAATAAGAATGAACCTCTGACCTATTGGATTGCCCTGAACGCAGACTCAACATACAAGGCTTAAAGTGATCTCAACAGAAACCGTGAAGGGATTGTGGTGCGAAAAGTATCGACCACAAACCGTTGCTGATTGTATTCTTCCATCTGAAACGCATGACCTGTTCCTGCAAATGGCGGAGCGAGGCGAACCGCAGAATCTACTACTGAGTGGAGGAGCGGGTTGTGGCAAGACTTCTATTGCTAGAGCCTTGTGTAATGATTTGGGTTGTGACTATATTGTGGTGAACTGCTCCGAGGACGGAAACATTGATACTCTCCGTACCCGAATCAGAAACTTTGCGTCCACGGTGTCTCTTACCGAAGGCGTAAAGAAGGTGGTGATATTGGATGAGTTTGACTACTCCAATGCACAGTCCACACAGCCAGCACTTCGGGGTTTCATTGAGGAGTTCTCGACCAACTGTCGGTTCATTCTTACCTGTAATTTCAAAAATAGAATCATTGAGCCGCTGCACTCCCGATGCACCTGTATAGATTTTCGTATACAGCAGAAGGAGAAGGCTCAGATTGCGGTAAAGTTCCTGAAACGAGCCACCGAGATTCTAGAAGCCGAGAGTATTGAGTACGAACCCAAGGTGGTGGCTCAACTCATTACAAAGTACTTTCCTGACTTTCGGCGTACCCTGAACGAACTTCAGCGGTATTCCGTGAGTGGAAAGATTGATGTGGGCATTCTTCAGACCCTTGGGGATGTGCAGATCCGCGACTTGGTGAAGCACATGAAGGCAAAGGAGTTTGCCAATGTTCGTAGGTGGGTGGTGGACAACCTAGACAACGATCAGACACGGGTGTACCGCGCAATTTACGATAGCCTGTGTGATACGGTTGAGGGTGGGTCTATTCCCCAAGCCATTCTTATTCTTGCAGACTACCAGTACAAGGCGGCGTTTGCTGCGGATCACGAGATTAATCTCACGGCTTGCCTTGTGCAACTAATGATGGAGATTAAGTTCAAGTAATGGCACGGAATCGCAGCGTAAAAAAAGGCAGAGTCTTCAAAGATTTCAAGGACAGGCGTGAGTATCAGACTGCGTTGACCCCTGATGATTTTCCTGATCCCCCGTATTACTCCATAATGCCTAAAGAAATACGGCAAATGATGAAACAGGATATTACCCGTTTGACAAGGGTTCAACTAGATGAACTGTTCCGCATCAGCAAGCAGTACAGAAAAGAATATAACCGCAGAAAGAGTAGCCGATGACTCACACCCTGAGTGATTATTTAAATGCCATCAATGTTTCAAAGGATCCGCTACTAGACAGTAGCGAGTCTTACACGAAGCAGTCGTATCCACCGTTCGTGGTTACCCGTTGCCTGTCGTATTTCCCCGATACCCTGTTCGCGGCAAACGAGATGAATACTCGTCCCCTTATAGATTCAAAAATGCACTTTGACTTCCTGCGGGGAGCAGTTCGTCCCCGTAAGCGGTTCTCCAAATGGCTAAAGCGGGAAGACGATAGTCGTGTGGCGGCTCTAGTGGAGTACTACGGTATATCTTCCCGCAAGGCGCGAGAAGCCCTGTCTGTGCTGTCCGAAGCCGATCTAGAGGAGATTGTTGCCGCTGTGGATAAAGGTGGACGAAGCAAATAATCTAAATACTTCCATGTGCGGTTCCGAATTATCAGGAGTGAGCAGAACATGGAAGCAGATGAACGATATATTGATCTTGAAACCACTGATCTGCTAGAGATCAGTCTACAGAAACCCGATGACTTTCTTAAAGTCCGTGAAACCTTGACGCGTATTGGCGTGTCGTCTCGCGCAGAAAAGAAGTTGTGGCAATCATGCCATATTCTGCACAAGAAGGGTAAATATTACATTGTGCATTTCAAGGAAATGTTTGCCCTAGACAGTTTGCCTACCTCCATAAATAGTGAGGACATTGGACGGCGTAACACCGTTGCGTGTCTCCTTGAGGAGTGGGGGCTGATTAAGATCGTGGACAAAACCAAGATTACAGAAAAAGTGCCACTCAACAAAATAAAGATCCTTCCATTCAAGGAGAAGGGTGAGTGGGAATTGTGTCCTAAATATCACATCGGTCGTTCCAAGAAGAACATCAAGACCGAAGAGTAGACAACGGAGATTTATATTATGAGCAGACTTGTGATCAAGTTCCCTACGCGGAACCGACCTGAAAAATTCAAAACCGTCTTTTCCCGCTACCTCACCTTCTTGAGTGGACGGCATGATGTTCGTTTCATCCTGTCAATGGATGAGGATGATCTCACCATGAATAATCCTGAAATGCACCAGTGGATTTCCACTCGTGCAGAGAACGCACAGATTGAGTGCTTCTACGGGAACTCTAAGTCCAAGATTGAGGCTTGCAATGCCAACCTAGAGGGTGTTGACGGCGATGTACTGCTGTTGGCATCAGATGACATGGTGCCCGTGCAGATGGGATACGATGATATAATCTTTGGTGCTTTCTCTCAAGCCTTTCCTGACTTTGATGGTGCAATCAAGTTTTGGGATGGTCTGCGTCCAAAGGAAGACCCGCTGATGACTCTCACAGTCATGGGCTTCCCCCTGTACAAGCAGTTCGGATACATTTACAATCCTGAGTACAAGTCTCTGTACTGCGACAACGAGCAGACACAGGTTTGTGCTGCGCTGAACAAGTTGCGCCGTTGCGACCTGTGCATTATTCAGCACCAGTGGACGGGTGAGCCATTCGACACCCTCCACGCTCGTAACGAAAACGCGGAGATGTACGGGGTGGACGGTGAAACATTCAAGCGCAGAGGCGCAAATAAATTTGATATGGAGGAAATGTTCAATGCCAGTATCAGCAAGTGAAATCAAGTTCAGCATCCTGATGCTGTCCATTCCCGAACGCATCGAATCCATGACCGCTGCGGTGAAGCATCTACAAGAGCAAGCCGATGCTGTAGGACAAGGCAAGGCGGTAGAGATTCTTGTGCTGTTGGACAATCGCTCCAAGAGCATTTCCGAGAAGCGTAATGACCTCCTGCAAATGGCACGGGGTAAGTACATTGCGTTCTTGGACGATGACGATGCAGTCAGCAAGGACTACATGAGTAAGATCCTGACCGCTATTGACCAAAACGATGTTGACTGCATCTCATTCAACCAGTGGTGCAGCATCAACGGCGAACCAATGGATGTGGAGTTCGGCATCGGAAATCCCCACGGGCAGTTGTGGCGGGACGAAGACGGCTTCCTTGGTGACATCAAGCGTCCACCGTACCATATGTGCCTGTGGCGCAGTGATATTGCCAAGAGTGAATCTTTTAATCCTGTATATGGAGCCAACGGGCAGTCTTCGGAAGACATTGATTGGCTCATGCGCCTGTACCCCAAGATTCAGACGGAACATCACATTGATGACTCGTTGCACGGGTACATCTATAGTTCCGAGACAACCACCTCCCTTGTTCCACAGGAGCAGCAATGAAAGTAATATCGTTCAGCCTGTGGGGCGACAAGCCCACATACACCGTTGGTGCGGTCAAGAATGCCGATCTTGCGGCTACGCTGTTTCCTGATTGGACTTGTATGTTCTACTGCTTTAGTTCTGTTCCAAAAGAAATAATTGCAGAACTACAATCCCGTAAGAATGTGATTGTACGGATGATAGACGGTGATTATAATTCGGAAGACAGCCGTGGTATGTTCCACCGATTCCTTCCCGCTGATGAAGAAGGCGTAGAGTACATGATGTCCCGTGACACAGATTCCCGTCTATCCGAGCGTGAGCGGCTTGCTGTTGAAGAGTGGTTGGCTAGTGGAGCCGATCTCCATGTTATGCGTGATCATCCGTATCACGGTGCGCCAATACTTGGTGGTATGTGGGGGGTTAAGGGCGGAAAACTCAAGGGTATTGCTCGTGACATGGAAGAGTTTCAGCCAAGCAGCGATAAGGGACAAGACCAGTCTTTCCTGTGGGAATGGGTGTGGAGCAAGGTTACTGATGATGAAATCACCTGCTGTGTACACGATCCATTTTTTCAGAAGGCTCCGTTCCCTACTGGTGCTACTCGTGGAGAAACCAATGGTGGAGTGTGGTTCGTAGGACAAGTCTTTGACGAGAACGACAAATACAATAGTGAACAGGACACAAATTTGGTTAGAGATATCCTATGAAAATTGAAGTATCAAATGGTGAAATAGCAGACAAGGTTTCTATTTTGATGATAAAGAAAGAACGCCTTATTGACGACAGCAAGATCATAAATGTATCAAAAGAACTAGAGGAGATTACTCCTGATTTTTTGATAATAATGAATTTTGATCACCCTCTGTATCTTGAACTCAAACAAGTAAATTCTTCTCTTTGGGATATAGAAGATCAAATTCGTGATAAAGAACGAGTAAAACTTTTTGACGATGAGTTTGTCTCTCTTGCTAGAGCAGTATACTTTATAAACGACAAAAGAGCAGAAATAAAGAAGACAATAAACACTATTACGGGATCTTCTTTGACTGAAGAAAAGTCCTATGCCAAATATTGATGTGAATCCAAATACACTATATGTTCACCATCATCTTGGTCTAGGTGACCATATCATTTGCAATGGTCTTGTCCGATTCCTGTTGAAACAAACCAATGCTAATGACCTTTGGTTGGTGGTGAAACGCAAAAACTTCAATAATGTCTCTAGAATGTTTTTGGACGATTCTCGCATCAAGTTTATACCCGTTGACGAGGATAAGAATTTCTACGAACTTCCATTAGAATGGTCTAATGTTCGTTTGGCTAGAATTGGATTTGAGCGATGCCGAGAGACAGATTTTGATGTTTCATTTTATGACTCCACAGGAATCCCTTTCACGGAAAGATGGAATTCTTGGTACTATCAGCGAGATTTAGAATGTGAACAAACGATGATGCAGGAATTGTTATTGCCTGAAAAGTTTGTGTTGGTTCACGATACTTCTAGTGTTGGTATTTTTGATCTAAAGATCAATACCAATTTACCTGTGATTCGTGTTTCGCGTTTGAACAGTGAGAAAACCATGTTTGATTGGATTGGTGTTATAGAACGAGCAACTGAAATACACTGCATAGATTCGTCTTTCATTCATCTAGTGAATTCTGTTGATTTGGTAACCGACTCTTTGTTCTATCACAAAATAAAGTCAAGCAAGATGCAGATTTGTTTTCGTAAAAATTGGTCTGTAATAGAATATTAGGAATATGTTTTTATGAATAGTAGAATCAATGTATTGATCCCTATGGCTGGTCGTGGAGAACGATTTTCTTCCGTGGGTTATGATCTTCCAAAACCATTAATAGAAATTAATGGACGACCCATGATAGAATGGGCATTGCGTAGTTTAGATGTGGATTTTTACCTACACAATTTTATTTTTGTTGTACGAGACTATCAGAATGATGAAATCAACAATCGGATTGCATCAGTTCTAACCTGTCTTGTGCCAAACAATAAAATTGTAAAAATTGATTATGTCACGGAAGGACCAGCGTGTACTTGCTTGCTTGTTCGTGATATGATTGACAACGATTCTCCTCTTATGGTTGGAAACTGCGATCAAATTATGAGATGGAATGGATCATACTTTGTAAGCAGTTGTTTAAATTCTCCATATGATGGAGTAGTGGTTACCTATGATGAAAGCACTCCAAAAAATAGTTACGCCAAATTGAATTCTCGTGGAGATGTGATTCGAATCGAAGAAAAAAATGTCATAAGCAATGTGTCTTTGAATGGTATACATTTTTGGAAACACGGTTCGGATTTTGTTAGTTCTGCGGATTCCATGATAGAAAGTAATGAGCGGTATAACAATGAATTTTATGTTGGACCAACATATAACCACATGATCAAGACGGGAAAGCGAGTTGGCATTTTTCACATACCACGCGAATGTCATAATCCAGTCGGTGTTCCGAGTGATCTTGGAGACTTCTTGGAAAAAAATAAATGAAGAAATATAAACTTAAAGATATGCATAGAGGATGGTTAATTGGTGATTTTGAACCGTCTGTGCTAAGGACGCAAGATTTTGAGGTGGGTGTTCTCACTCACAAAAAAGGCGAACATTGGGATGAACACTATCACAAGATAGCAACCGAAATCAATGTGTTGGTTGAAGGAAGTATGACGATAAACGGCATACATATAGAGGTTGGAGACATCTTTATCATTGAGCCAAACGAATCCTCTGCTCCAATTTTTCTAGAGGATTGTAGAGTGCTGTGCGTGAAAACCCCTTCTGTGATTGGAGATAAATATGCAACTATTCGTGAATGAGTCTGCACTTGACAGCGAAAAGTATTTCGTAGTCACCTACAAGTTGGAGTCCGACAAGAACCTACGCGATGCCGCTTGGAACATTGCCATCGGTCAGAGTGTTGGTAATCCAAATGTGCGGAACCGTTGGGAGACAGAGGATTTGTTTAAGAATCACTCTTGTCTAATACTCGCTGACGAGATTGAACTACAGAACAAGACATCAGGAGAAGTCAAGATTGCGTTCCCCGTGATCAACACTGATTGGGAAACAGATGGAATCAGCCATCTGCTGTGTCAGATCATGGGTGGTCATGTTGATATTGACTTGGTGAAGAAGTGCCGCGTAGTCAAGTTGGATCTTCCACAAAGTGTTACCAAGCACTTCGCAGGACCAAAGTTTGGCATCAGTGGTATGAGGAAGTTCACGGGTCAGTACGAAAAGCCACTGCTTGGCGCGATCATCAAGCCCAAGATCGGTATCACTCCAGAAACCCTGTTGGACATGGTTAAAGAACTCGTTGATGGCGGAGTTGACTTCATCAAGGAAGACGAGATCATGTCAAATCCGTCTTTCTGTCCACTAGACAAGCGTGTGCACATGATTTCAAATTATCTGCGCTCACAATCTCGTAATGTAGTATTTTGTCATACCATCAACTGTGATCCGCACATTCTTGCGGGTCGTGTTTGCAGAATCCACTCCCTTGGCGGAAACGGTGTACACATCAATGTGTGGAGCGGATATGGTGCTTACAACAGCATTCGAAAACTAGATCTTCCAATCTACCTGCATTTCCAAAGCAGCGGTGCAAAGGTTGCGACAAGCGTAAACAATCAGTTCAGTATTAGTTGGTCTGTGATTTGTCAGTTGGCTACTCTCATGGGTGTAGACACCATTCAGACAGGAATGGTGGGAGGTTACAGCAATGACGATCCTCAAGAAATACTTGAGTGCATCAAGGTGCTACGAGAAGGAAACACAGTTCCTGCACTCAGTTGTGGCTTGCATCCAGGATTGGTTGACAAGATTACATCTCTTGTCGGAAATGACTATCTTGGGAATGCGGGTGGAGCCATTCACGGTCATCCAAACGGAACATTGTCTGGTGCGAAAGCGATGCGACAATCCGTTGATAAGACATACGGAACAGAATATACACACGCAATTGAAAAGTGGGGAAAGATACTATGAAGTGGAAAGAAGATTTGACTCACGACATTAGATTTGGTTCGGTTGTAGACGATATTGACCACCCAATTCCTGAATTGGGATTGAAACCAGCAAGCCCTCCTGCTGAATTCACAGATGATAATCATGCGGCTATTCAAAAGGCTATAGATCGGTGCAAGAATAAGCCAAAGACATTCCTAGAAATAGGTGTCTGTAGAAACGGTCATCATTCATCGACACACACCATATTTAAGAATCTTCCGAGTGATGGAGTTTATCTTGGAGTTGATCTTGATGATAAAACCTTCCTAGACAACAAAGAAAATGGAATTCATACTATAAAAACATCTTCTTCCAACTACGAAGAAGTAGTATCTAAATTGAAATCTCTTGGTGTGGATAAGTTGGATTTTATATTTATAGACGGATGGCACAGTATCAATCAGGTTTTATCTGATTGGGAATACACCAATCTTCTTTCTGATGGCGGTGTTGTTGCTTTACACGATACTACTGCTCATCCTGGTCCTTTCTTCTTTATGAAATTTTTGAATAGATCCACATGGGAAGTGCACCCTAATCTGTGTCCAAACGATCACGGTTTGGGGTATTGCTTGAAGAATCAGGATACAAAATGATAAAGGTTCTATTTGTTACTGCGGTTGGAAATGCCAAATCATATGACTACTTAACAGATGGTATTCTTCACGGACTGAAGACTCGAAAAGATAAGTTTGATGTATATGAGTGCTTTGGTATGAAGCATCTGTATAAAAATTATCCAACTGATGATAGTCCTGCTTTGTTCGGTAGAAGAAATCTGAATGGTGGACCAAACGAACTAGGTTTGGGTCTGTGCATCAAGATGGTTGCTGACAAATTTTTTGATGTGATTGTTTTTGATTGGAGAACATCGAGCAATTTTTGGAACAATCATGGGCATTGTCCGTATTGGAAAGAAACAGTTGCAATACAAAATGTTGCATTCTCTGCATATCCAAAAGAGAAGATTGTATTCTTGGATAGTAGCGATGACAATGTTGGGAAGTATGAGATGTTTACTCAACCGTTTGTTGGTAAATCAACATACTTCAAACGAGAATTGTATATTGATGATCCATACTTTCATCCCATAGACATACCTTTTGCTGCGGAAAAGGGAAGCCCTTTGATTTTGTCTAATTCTAAAGACAAGTATCTATCCCATGTAATACCAGAAAAAAAAGATACCTATATTTTTAAAGATGAATCTTCTTATTATGGAGATTACGCAAAGTCTTATTTCGGGGCAACATGGAAAAAGATTGGTTGGGGATGCTATCGCCATTCCGAGATCGTGTTTGCTTCATGTGTTCCTTTGTTTCCAGATATTACTCACTGCCCTATGCGAACACTGACTTTTTTTCCAAAAAGCCTTTTTCAAGAGGTTCTTAATCGCGGTGTGTTGCGTAATACCGCCACAAAGGTACAGAAGTATTCGGATATGTACACTTATGAAAACATTGAAATTAACGAATCTGCTATTGACAAGTCCTGGTATGATGATATTCTTTACCAAGTATATGATCACGCTCACAAAAATCTCACCACTACAGCAATGGCAGATTATGTTCTGTCTAAACTAGACATATGAAACAATCAATTGTATTTCGCGGTAGTATATGCAATGACCGATACAAGACTAATTTTTTGAAAGACTCTGTTTCGGAACTGCGTAAATGGTTTTTTGGTGAAATCATAATTTCTACATGGCATGGTCAAGAAGAAAATGCCAATTGTATCAGTGGTGTTGATAAGATTGTTTACACTCAAGACCCCGAATCGGGATTGGTTGCACATAATCGGAGGCAGCATATTTCGTTCAGAGAAGGAGTAAAGGCTAGTTCTGGCGATGTTGTTTTTGTGACACGAACAGATTGTCTTCTGACGAAGGATCCATTTTATTTAATGGACTGCAATCAAGATCATGATACTCGTTTTCGTTTTGTTAGCAGAAGAATGGTTGCTGGAAACATGATGACATTTTCCCCAAACCAAGGTTCTTCTTCTAGTGAAAAGTGGGACGGCTATTTTAGACTGGGAGATTGGTTTCATATGGGAATGCGTAAAGACATTCTTTTGTGGGGAGATGTTTTAGAATTTTCAGAACAGTTAAATGCAGATGTGAATGGAATACAGACACCGAATCGTTCGGTTGAACAGTTGTGGCTGATGTCTGCCATAAATAAATACAGCAAAGACAAGATAGATTTGCAGAAATATCAGTTTATGGATGTATATGATGCATGGGCTGGAATTCTAAATAATTTTAGAGTAGTCAATACCCGATCCACTGCGGGAGTACACAACTTAAACTGGAATCATAAGTCCGAGTTTCATCCTCTGTATGTGACAGAGGATGAATACAATACTGCTTTTTTAAATCGTTATGGAACTATCATAAAAGGATAATCGTGGAAACCAAAGACTTCCTGTTTTTCAACTATTCGTGGGTGGTTAACTCTACTTTCTACTTTGAGTCCTTTGCCAAGAAAGGACACAGCATAGACATTGTTACAGAAAAAGATCTCCATTCTTTTGTTCCGCAGAACAAGTACAAAAATGTTGTGCTATATCTCCATGAACCGTGGAGTCTTCCTATAACTGATCACCTAATAAACACATACTTCAACGATGCTGTTTTGATTCAGCATGATGATACGGATTTTGAAGATGTTCAATATTGGAGCACTCGCGTTCCTGATCTGGTGATGCAGAGGGAATATACAGACAATACTAAAAATCCTCGTGGTTCTGCTATGGGTGCTTTCCATTTCCCCATTCATTCGTGGTACAATCCGTCCATAACAGAAAAACCGTATGATCTGTGCTTCCTGGCAAACATGACGCATCCTAGACGAGTCATGTTTGCCAGGAAGATGATGGAGTTGATGAACGGTAGACTAAATCATTTGGTTTGGAAAGTAAACATAGAACCTCATGTGAATACATCTTCTCAGTTCTACAATAAGAATGCCTTCAGTGAGCAGAAGGAAGACACAAAGATAATTGTTAACAAGACCAAGATTGGACTGAACGATTTTGGAAATTCTTATGAACAGTGGAGAACATGGGAATACGCAAGTGCTGGTACGGCAATACTTATGCCAAAGATGAAAACCAAGTGTGTATCAGAAGGCTTTATGCCTTTCAACGAATACACTGTATTTCGTGATGATTACTCTGATTTGGAGGAGAAGATACTTTTCCTGCTAGAAAACAATCGGTAT